TTCTATTCGTGAGCAGCTGGCCAATCTTGCTGATCGTTTAAGCAATGAGTTAGCGGGTGAGAGTGATCCTGCTGTCATCCATCGGGTGCTGACGACCGAGCATCGGCAGTGCCTGATGGAGATTGCGAAGGTCGCATGAACCCTTGGCGTGAAGGTTTTCTTGACGGGCTCAGGCCAGAGGAGCCGCTGACTGTTGACGAGTGGAGTGACCGTTACCGGCGACTAAGCAGCAAAGCAAGTGCGGAACCTGGGCCATGGCGCACTGATCGCACGCCTTATCTGCGTCAGGTGATGCGTGACCTGAGCAGTGAGAGCAGCGTGCAGCGTGTTGTGCTGATGTTCTCAGCGCAGAGCGGCAAAACAGAGGTTGGCCTGAACTGGCTGGCTTGGATTATTGATCACAGCCCTGGGCCTCTACTCGCTGTGCAGCCAACGATTGAGATGGCCCGGAGGATGTCCAAGCAAAGGCTGGAGGGCCTGATAGAGGACACGCCAAGGCTCAAAGAAAAAATTGCACCCGCACGCTCTAGAGATGGCTCTAACTCGATGTTCGCCAAGGACTTCCCTGGTGGGATTCTGCTGCTCACTGGTGCGAATAGTCCTAGCCAGCTTCGCTCTGCACCTTGCCGTTACCTGTTCATGGATGAGGTGGACGCTATGCAGGAGATTCCTGGGGAAGGTGACCCAGTCGCACTAGCCGAACGCAGAACAACAACGTTTGCCAGGCGGAAGGTGCTGTTGACCTCTACGCCAACGGTGAAGGACTTCAGCAAGATCGAGGCGGAATATATGAAGTCAGACCAGCGCAAGTTCTGGGTGCCTGCCCCCTGCTGCGGCGAGTTCCAGCACTTGGAGTGGAGCCGGCTGAAGTGGGAGAAGGACAGGCCAGAGACGGCGAAATATCAGTGCAAGCACTGCGGCGAGCGGTTTGACGAACACCACAAGACGCAGATGCTGGCTGCTGGGGAGTGGCGCAATCACTCGCACTTTGATGGCAAGACTGCCGGCTTCCATCTGAATGGCCTCTATAGCCCGCTTGGCTGGGCTAGCTGGAGTGAGCTGGCTGAGGACTTTCTACGTGCGAAGAACGACCCGGCTGCGCTGCGGACGTTCATCAACACGCGGCTTGCTGAGACCTATGAGGAGAACTACTCGGCTCAGGTCAGTGCTGAGGGTTTAATGGGCCGGCGCTTGCCGTATGAGCCAGGCACTGTGCCTAAGGATGTTGTGCTGTTGACGGCTGGCGTTGACGTGCAGCTCGACCGTCTTGAGATCTCAGTGTGGGGCTGGTCAGGTGCTAAGGGGCAGCCGGAAGCAGGGTGGCTGGTCTGGCATCAAAAGTTGATGGGGGATCCGACTCAGCCAGACGTATGGAAACAACTGGACGCAGTGCTTGCAAGCGAGTGGGAGACAGAAGAACACCACCACCTCAAGATTGCGCAGCTCGCTGTTGATACCGGCTATTGCACGCATGAGGTTTACGCCTATGTGCGTGAGCGTCTGCCGCGTGGCGTTGTAGCCATCAAGGGCAGCAGCCGCAGGAACGCTGCAGCAGTAGGAAAAGGCAGCAAGGTTGATGTCAACTGGAAGGGTCGCACCATCAAAAAAGGTGTGACTCTCTACATGCTCGGAACTGACACAATTAAAACGACCTTATTCGGCAAACTTCGCCTAGAAAACGGCCCTGGCAACCTTAATTTCGGCTTAGCTGCTGACACTGAATACTTCCAGCAACTTACTTCTGAGCGGCAGAAGCTTGTCTATCGCGGAGGGATGCCAACGCGGATTTGGGTCAGAAAAGCATCAGCACGGGCTGAGTGCCTTGACTGCGCGGTTTACGCCTATGCCGCGTTTCAGCTGTATATCCGCCGTTTGCCCAAGCTGACGATGTGGGAAAACCTGCGTGAGAAGCTGGAATCAGGCGACAATAGACCGCTAAAATCAAGGACAAAGCCGTCTAAACCGGCTCAGTCGTTTGTAAACAGCTGGTGACGTGAACATCCCTAAGAAGATCTACGCCGGCACGACGATCAAATGGAGGGATGATTCAGCGGCTGGCCCGTTGAATGAAAGCATCACATCAGCTGATTGGACGCTGACTTACTACCTACGAACGAACACCAACCACGAAGGTCACACGGTTGTTGGCACTTCTTACGGGACGGGCTGGGAGTTCACAATTAGCGCGACAGATAGCGCAGGGTTTGATGCAGGTGATTGGTTCTTCTACGCAGAAGCATCTAAGGGATCTGAGAAGTTCACGCTAGGCAACGGTCAGCTTGAAGTCTTAGCCAGCCTTGCTTACACCGGGCAGCCTGGCGCATTTGACGGACGCACTCAGGCAGAGAAAGATCTAGACGCAGTCACTGCAGCAATCCGGGCAATCATTTCTGACAAGGCTGCGGAATACAGCATCGGCAACCGCACGTTTAAGCGCATTGATCTTGCAGAGCTACGGATGCGTGAGAGTCAGCTCAAGGCCATAGTGGTCCGAGAGCGTAAAGCTGCAATGATCGCCAACGGTTTGGGTGATCCCCATTCCCTTTATGTGAGGTTCTGACATGGGCATCCGTTCTGCTTGGCGCGAACTGTGGCGCACTAATCCTGAGCCGATTGCGCGGCCACGCGCTCGCATGTTTGGCGGTGCCCAGGCCAGTCGTCTGACTGCTGATTGGGTCACCTCTGTCACCTCTGCTGACCAAGAGATCAAGGGCAGCCTGAAGCGCCTGCGGTCTAGATCGCGTCAGCTTGTGCGCGACAACGACTATGCCAAGTCTGCTGTTCGTGTTGTCCGCAACTCTGTTGTAGGGACAGGCGTCAGGCTGCAAGCGCAGGTGATGCGTCAGCGTGGCGGCAAGCTCGACACCCGCATCAACGAGCAGATTGAAAAAGCCTGGTCGATGTGGGGCCGTAAGGACAGCTGCAACACCGCAGGCCAGCTGTGCTTTGCCGATATTGAAAAGCTTGCTGTCTCGTCAATGTGCGAGAGCGGCGAAGTGTTTATCCGCATGGTGCGGCAGAAGTTTGGCCGCAGCAAAGTCAACTTTGCACTTGAGGTGCTTGAGGCTGACCAGCTTGACGAGGACTACAACAGCCCTGCGACCAAACCCGGCAACGTTTGGAAACTTGGCGTTGAGCTAGACAAGTTTGGCCGTCCTGTCAGCTATGCCTTCCTAAGTCGTCACCCTGGCGACACGGCGTTCCCCACGCGGGAGCCTGGCAAGCGCCACATCATCGTTCCGGCAAAGGATGTCATCCATCTGTTTGACCGAACATCTGCACGGCCTGGGCAAACCCGTGGCGTGCCGTGGCTTGCATCTGCGATGCAGAGGATGCACCACCTAGATGGATGGGAACAGGCAAGCGTTGTGCGTGCTCGCGCAAGTTCTGCTCTGATGGGATTCATCCAATCACCGGAGGGTGAGCTTGACCCAGGCGGCGAGATCTATGACGAACAGCGGGTAACAGGCTTTGAGCCTGGGCAATTCAAATACCTGCAGCCAGGCGAAACGGTCACCATTCCTGACATGGATTCGCCTACTGGCGAGTATGAGCCGTTCCTCAGGGCACAGCTCAGGGCGCTCGGTGCAGGTGTCGGCTGCAGCTACGAAGTGCTCAGCAACGATTATTCGCAGTCAAATTATTCGTCATCACGACTCGCTCTACTGCAGGACCGCGATAACTGGCGATCCATTCAGCAGATGATGAAAGACCAGTTCTATCAGCCGATTTATGACGCTTGGCTTGAGATGGCTGTGCTTAGTGGCGCGTTAAATCTGCCTACTTACGAAACTGAGCCTGAACGTTACGAGGCTGTGCGCTGGGTTTGCAGGGGATACCACTACGTTGACCCGCAGAAAGAGATTGCTGCACAGAAGGCAGCAGTGCGCAGCGGATTCAAGACGCTTGCCGATTGCGTGGCTGAAAACGGCGGCGACTTTGATGAGTTCTTGGTCGCCCGTCAGTCAGAGCTGGCCAAGCTCGACGAGATGAACATCATCACTGACACTGATCCGTCTGCTGTGAACGGCAGCGGCGCTAGCCAGTACAAGCCGGCCAACACCATCGATGCCTTTGGTGACACGCCTGCGCCTGGTGGCGAGGATGCAGAAAACGTTGCGGAGGAAGATCTTGGCAACTATTAACGGCACAGAGATTGACCTAATGCCTACAGAAGGCATGAGGGAAGAGGCGGAGCGTTATCGCGATTGGAAGGCTGACGGTGAAGCTGGCGGTACTGAGGTCGCAGCACGCAGAGCCACGCAGATCCTGAGCGGTGATGAGCTATCT